AACGTAAATCAGCGCAGTCCAAGGGTGAGAAAGCCCGGCCTGTGGTGAAAGCTGGTGCAAAGAAGCGTGTTGATAGTAACGCTGCAACTCGTAAAAAAGCGCAACAGCGCTTGCAGAAAACTGGCTCAATTGACGACGCATTGAGCCTGATCTTAAATCAGTAAGTCTTTGAAAGGACACACTAATGGCACAGCCAACCAACACATTTGATACCTATGATTCCGTCGGTATCCGTGAAGACCTCAGCAATTTTATCCACAACATTTCGCCAGAGGAAACGCCATTTTACAGCAAAGCTGCTAAAAAGGCCGCAAAAAACACTTTCGTAGAGTGGCAGACTGACTCGCTTCGCGCGTCCGCAGCCAATGCTCACATTGAGGGTGACGCAACTACTGCCGAAGCTCGCGCAGCAACAACTCGTTTGGGCAACTACACGCAAATCTTCAAAAACGCCGTTGTCGTGTCCGACTCCGACGATAATGTCGATAACGCAGGTCGCGCAAAAGAGATTGCATATCAAACACTTAAGATTGCCAAAGAGCAAAAATTGGACATCGAAAAAGCACTTTTCGAAAACAATGCTCGCGCAGCTGGCTCTTCCTCAGTTGCTCGTGAACTTGCTGGCGCACCAGCTTGGCTGACAACAAACACTGTTGCCGGTTCCGGCGGTGCAGACCCAACCGGCGACGGTACAGACGCCCGTACAGACGGCACACAAGCTGCCTTCTCACAAGCCAACTTTGACACTGTTATGCAGTCAATCTGGGTTGCTGGTGGTAAGCCAGACACAGTGTATCTCTCTGCATTCCAAATGAATGTAGCTCTGGGCTTCACTGGTAACAACAACCAGCGTTCCAGCGTACAAGCTGGCGACGAGCGCGTTGTTAAATCCTTGGCAGTATATGTAACCCCTTGGGGAAGCGTAGAATTTATGCCAAGCCGTGAGAACCGCTCGCGTGACGTGTTCATCATGCAAGACAACATGTGGGAAGTTGCTTCCTTGCGTGGCACGAAGAACGTGGCATTGGCCAAAACTGGCGACAACACTACTCGCCAAGTTGTGACAGAACTCACACTCTGCGCCAAAAATGAAGCTGCAAACGGCATCATTGCCGACTGTACAACTTCATAATCTAACAGATGGGGGCGGGAGACTGCCCCCATTTTACTTTAAGTGGAGACCAATATGACAAAAGCTACAGTGACCGTTGCAAATGTATTTACATCTGCCGGAAAGTTTCTCAAAGGCGACGTGGTTGACCTTCCCGCTGACGAAATAAAAGCAATCAACGAAATACGCGCTGGTGCGCTTGAGGCTGAAAAGCCAGCGGCTAAAGCCAAAGCCCCCGCAAAGAGAAAGCGTGCGCGCAACGAAAATGGCACGCTGCGTGCTGACAATCCGTCCACAATCCATATCAATGAGGCTTGGGTCAATGATTAATACATCGACAAAAATCTCGGAAAATATCTCATTTGACGGCGATGATAACATGGTTATCAAGCGCACCTTTGACGCGTCTCACATGCTCAAGGATGCGGCACAGGCCCGTGAAGTGACCAAGAACAGCTTTGGCTCTGACTACAAGCACGTTGGCAATGTTGACATGGCTTTGCTGGCCGTATGGCTAAAAGAGGCTGGAGTTGCTTGGACGGATACACAGGCCGTCAAAGATGTGTTAAAACGTAAGTTAGCAAGCAACGAGTTTAGCGCCCTTCGGGTCTGGGAAGGCAGTTACTAAAATGGAAATGGACGCGATCTTGAATATACTTTTTGGAGTTGTAATCGCTGGCATTGGCTGGTGGTTAAAAACGCAGCGCGAAGAACTGGATCGCCTCCGCATCTTACTTAACCGCACCCGCGAGGAAATGGCCAAAGAGTATGTCACGAAGTCAGACAGCTCTGAGGTTCTTTCTCAAATTATGAATAAGTTTGATCGGCTCGAGGAAAAAATAGATCGTTTGATGGAGCGGTGAAATGCTGTGCGCGCTGGTCTTTGTTTCCTTCGGTCACGCTTGGATACAGGGCGCAGGAAATGTTTTGGTCAAATCTTGCTATTACGAGTGCGGCCAAACGAAGATTAGCAAGGGCCAGTGGTATGACCGAAAGTACAGCGTGCCGCCGCACTATATTTGCCCAACGAGGTTTGCAGAAGCATGATTGATCCGATTTCCGCCATAGCCATTGCTGCCAGCGCCGTGAACAATGCCAAGTCTCTAATCGCCGCGGGCAGAGATGCTTCGTCAGCTCTGAGCAAGTTCGCCGGTGCTGTTTCTGACGTAAATTACGCAGCTGAAAAGGCTAAAAATCCGGGTGTATTTGCATCGCTAACTGGCTCCGCAGAACAGGCTGCGATTGACGCATTCTCTGCGCAAAAACGCTTGCAGGCGATGAAGAAGGAAATCGAGACGATCATCATGTACCAGCATGGCCCTCAAGGTCTGGAAGAATATAAAGACACACTCCGCAAGATCAGGGCGCAGCGCAAGAAAACCGCCTATCGCCAAGCCGAGATTAAAGAGGCCATAATAATGTGGGTGGTCGGCGGGATAATCGTGATGGCGGGTGTCGCTGGTTTGGCGGCGGTTCTGTACCTGATCGGTAAGCAACAGGGGAAATGGTAATGGCACACACAATTTTAGATGATTGGAAAGTTCTGCCGCGCTTGATGATGTTGGCGGTCACTGTGCTGACCTATCAGGCAGTACATTGGTTCATGGGGTTAGATGATCCCAGCGTTGCCCAGTCAGGGCTTGTCAGCGTCTGCATGGGCGCTCTCACAGGCTGCTTTGGCATCTGGATGGGTAAGGAGAGCAAGACGAGCGTAACCAGCACCGGTTCAAGCTCCAAAGTAGAGTATGAGGTGAGACAATGATTGGTCAGATAATCGGATCACTTGGCGGCCTTGCTGCAAGCTACATTGACGGCAAAACTGCCGTGAAGAAAGCTGAAGCTGAGACCAAGATGAAAATCGCCACGGGTGAAATTAGCTGGGAGCAAGCCGCCATTGAGGCCAGCAATAATTCGTGGAAGGATGAGGCTTGGACAGTGGCCTTCATAGCCATTGTGTTAGGCAGCTTCATACCGGGGATACAGCCTTACATGGCGCAAGGTTTCGCCAATCTGGATGCTGCACCGCAGTGGTTCCAGTGGGCAATGTATGCGAGCATTGCGGCGAGCTTTGGTATCCGCACAGTAAAGGGGTTAAAGGGGTAATGGCAAAAGACCCAAGATTAGCAAGAGCTGGTGTGTCTGGCTACAACAAGCCAAAGCGCACACCCGGTCATAAAACCAAATCCCATGTTGTGGTGGCCAAGTCTGGCGACCAGACAAAGACAATTCGGTTTGGCCAGCAAGGCGTGTCTGGATCAAAAGAAGGCACAGCTCGCAACAAATCATTCAAGGCCCGCCACGCAAAGAATATTGCAAAGGGTAAAATGTCAGCGGCCTACTGGGCTGATAAGGTTAAATGGTGAGAGAATGGGACTGTATTCAAACATTGCTAAAAAGCGTGCGCGCATTAAGGCCGGAAGTGGCGAGAAAATGCGCAAGCCCGGCACTAAAGGAGCGCCAACGGCCGGTGCATTTAAAGCGGCTGCCAAGACAGCAAAGAAAAAGGCTAAGAAATGAGCAAGGCAATGGCTATCCTCCAAACTAAAATCGGGTCAACTCCCGATGGTGAGTTTGGGCCAAATACGGCGCGAGCAATCGCAAAGTATTTTAACTTATCCCCAGCGCGCGGCGCACACCTGATGGGGCAGGCGTCACACGAAAGCGGTGGCTTCAAGCGCACCCGTGAGAGCCTGTACTACAGCTCACCAGAGCGCATACAAGCTGTGTGGCCCTCGCGCTTCCCAACCGTTGAAGATGCAGAGCCATATGCCAAGAACCCAACTGGGCTTGCTGGCAAGGTTTACGCTGGCCGCATGGGTAACGAGAATGAAGCTCAGGCGAGCCTATACATTGGCCGTGGGTTTCTTCAGCTCACCGGGCGCGACAACTACCGCTCATTTGCGTCGGACATGGGCGTGCCAAAGGTTATGACTGACCCAGACTTGGTTGCCGACGAATACGCATTTGAGACTGCGCTGTGGTTTTTTGAGAAGAATGGCCTGTTTAAGATTGCCGATGAGGGCGTGACAGATGACGCGATCAAGCGCATTACGCGCCGCGTGAATGGCGGCTATCATGGGCTGGATGATCGAAGCAATCAGAGCAAGAAAATCCACACTTGGCTAATGGCCTAGTCTAGCTAGGTTAGCTAAGTGCGCGTCCAAGATCAGAAGGCCAGCGCGGCGGTGGGCAGAGCAGGCGAGCATTTAGCACTCGCCCGACTTTCGCTTGGTGGGTATCTCTGCACCCTGTGCCAGATCAGAGACCACGATGCGTATATACAGACGGATGCACGCACGCTCACATTGCAAGTAAAAAGCGCGAGCAAAACGCATGGGGTAGAGCAAAGGTACAAATTCCACACAGCAAAGAAGAGCGGGCAAAGTTCAGACGTTTATGCCTTTGTCGCGGTGGATCTGGACGCTGTAGTCTTTCGACGCGGCGACGAAATCCTCAAGACGACAACGTATGTTTCAGAGGCGGAATTTCTAAACGAAAGCCAGTCGATGCAAAAAACTCTCGACAGCTTTAAATAGTGTCTTGCGGGTCGGCGTGGGTTTGATTACAAAGTTCGAGTGGGTGGCTATCATCAGCAAGATAAATCGACTTACCACGGGAATGGTGGTTGTTTAGCCTAGGATGACGTTGCTACCAAAAAGCGCCAACTTTTACACTATCAACGGCCACCCACACGATTTCTAGAATATAATCCCCACCATAGCCATCAAACCAGCGCCCGCGACGAAGCCAAAGACGGCTCCAATCAGGCCGGCTGCGTTTATCATGCGTTCAAGTTCCTTGTCATCCATCACTCGTCATCCTCAAACTTATTCGACAGCGGTTTGATCGGCTGCTTGCTGAATACCCACCGCCATTGGCGCTTGGTGTAGCCCGGCACTTCAACAAAATCACGCACCCGGTAAACCTTATTTGCCTCCCACATTTTCTTGAGATAGCTTGATGTGCGCGGCACGCTATCGCCCAGAAGCTCTGCGGCCTCTGCGGCGGTCACGCGCTGGTCATACGGTATCAAAGAGAACAGGCGGTTGCCTTGATCGATGCTGTGCTGTTTGCTCGCCTCAGCTGCGCGCTGCATTGACGGGGCCATAGTTGTAGGCCGACGCGGGCCAGACGGCAGCGGGTCACGTTTACGCTGGCGATACATGAGCGTCTCAAACTCCCACAGGCAGTGGCCGTAAGTAATCTCAAAGCGTTCATGCTTATCGGTGACTCCTTCTAACTTGGCGAGCAATCGCTCTGCTGCGTCTTTTGCATCTCGCGCTTGAGTACGTCGATTAGCGCTTGCTGCTCTTCCAGACGCTGCTTCAAGTTTGGCCTCATCTGAGTTTTCTGCTCCGTCAGCATTATGTTCGTTATCCGCTCCAGCCTTTTTATAATAATCTGAGTTTGGTCCGTATTCACGTTTTTTCCTTTCAAGTTTTATGTTCGCAGCCGAACAAATGCGATGTATTGTTGACGGTGACACCCGCAGTAATTCTGCTGTCTCAATCTGAGACATGCCTTGCTGGGCGCAGGACAGGACGTGGCGGGTGAGAGCTTCTGGGTCGTATTTCATTCGTCTTCCTCCAGCGCTTCAATCTGGCCTATGCCACCACAGTTATCGCAATCCTCAATGACAGACTCAAAGTCGCCGTGCCAAGTTGAACTCTGGCGAACCCATACGTCACGCTCAACGGTTCCCTCGCCGTCGCACTCGGGGCAATCAATTATATTGCTCATAGCATTGCACTCCTTATGAATAGTGGCATGGCAAACAATGCCAAGAGAAATAAGATTTCGCCAGCGATTTCAAATTTACGTTTCATTTTGTTTCTCCCTAAACTACTGAAATGCGAGCAAGTGCCTCGCGGCTGCAACGGAACGCCTCTTGCGCCACATCGTCCATGCTGGCGTATTTCTTTGAGCCAATCATTGAGCCAAAGCGGAGACGGTAAGTGCCGTCATCCATAAGCTCGCACTCACCTCTTGCGCCGTCATCTGAAATCATTTTAAAGCGATTTGCGTATTTGTGGCGGGTTTTGGTTGCCTTGTAAGAATTAGTCATGTTCGTCTCCATCTGTTTATACAATCACATTAATCCGTAAATCATCCTATGTAAATACCTAATTTGCACTTGCACTAACTTTTTTTAGGATGTAACGTCCTATCAAATTAACCTTGGAGGGTGACATGAAGAAAGAGAGTCGAGTGGTTTTAACCGAGGCGCAGCATGAGGCGCTGACGTTGGCCGCGGAACGTGCTGGCATGGCGCTGGCTACGTTTATTAGGTCGGCAGCACTGACCGCAGCGGCCAATGTCGGCATCCATGCCGAACAACCTAGAGCCGACTAATGGTCAACGGGCGCAACAAGGGCGCATCTTTTGAGCGGGAGGTTGCCAACATGCTCAGAGATGAGCTTGGCATAGGCTTTAAGCGCGACCTAGAACAATACCGGGCTGGCGCTCACGCAGACCTTATACCAGACGATCCGGCATTCCCGTTTACTCTGGAGCTGAAGCGATACAAAGATGGCCCAATCGGCGGTGCGCCTGCATGGTGGGAGCAAGTCAAAGTCGCCGCCGAGCGTGAGCAAAAGATGCCGTGCCTAATTTACAAATACGACCGCAAGCCAATGCGATGTGTGATCCCGTTGGCTGCGTTGACTGATTGCGATCACGATTACACGGCAGAGGTAGACTTCGAGACCTTCTGCTTTATTGCTAGGGAGGCAATGCAATGAGGACTGCACTTTATAGACAGTATGCCGATGACAATTCTCTGTTGTACGTTGGAATTAGCTTGAACGCACAAAACAGGCTGTCACAGCATTACAAAGGTAGCGCTTGGTTTACAGAAGTTACCGACGTTAAAATTGAATGGTTTGACACCCGAGAAGAGGCTTTAAAGGCAGAGGTTGATGCGATTAGGGCGGAAAAGCCCAAGTGCAATATTCACCACAATTTGCAAGCTGAAAAGTTGCTTGAAGAAAATCCACAAGAAGAGTTCCAAGGCATGAACAAGCAGGTTATGCGGCTGCTGGAAAGCTCGGGAAAAGTATTCTTCACCAAGAGTGAGGTTGGAAGTTTTTTAGGCGTCACTAACTTTTACATCAATAACTTTATTGAGAGAAAGCAACTGAGGGTGTTGCAACCGTTTCTTCCAGATTCGAAAAGAGAAGTGTTTTACATAGATGACATCATAAAGTGCATTATTGAAATGACGGAGCAATAAACAATGATGATACCTGCTGACAAACTATCCAACACAGGATACCACGCCAAGAAAGACTACACATCGTCATCTGACGTTAAGATGGTCCACAGCAAGTCGCTGGCACATTGGAAGGCAAAGACATACAGCTCAAGCCCGGTCTTCGATATGGGAACCGCCGTACACGCAATGGTGCTAGAAGAAGCAAAGGGTATCGTGCGCGGGCCAGAGACACGCCGAGGCAAGGCTTGGACAGAAGCCTATGAGGAAGCGCAGGCAAGCGATCAAACCTTGCTGACCGCCGGCGATTATGACCTTGCGCGGAATATTGCCGATAGCGTGCTGTTTCATCCAGTGGGGCAGCGCATGGCTGGGCCAACAACGGTCAATGAAGCCAGCTTTTTTGCTACTGACCCTGAGACTGAGCTGAAAATCAAATGCCGCCCGGATAGCTATTGGGATGCAAAAGGTGTCCTGTACGATCTCAAGACATGTCAGGATGCTTCACCACGCGGAGTGGCGAAGGACATGATCGCGTACAATTACGCAATTCAGCAAGCCTTCTATATGCACTGCCTAGAGCAGGCTGGCTATGAGGCGTCACAGTTTGTGTTCGTCCACGTTGAGAAAACCGGCGCACACGCGGTCTCGACAAACATCATCCATGAGGAATATCTTGATTGGGCTAAAGGCGAAATGCACATGACCCTGCGCAAGATTGCAAAAGCCAACGAGGCCCAGAAGTGGGACACTGGTTGGTCAGATCAAACTAATGTGATTGATCTGCCACGATGGCTGCGTTTAGATGCAGTCGAACTTTAATTAGCTTGGAGAAAAACAGATGGCTAAAACAGACTTTAAACCAGTAATGATCCGCAACGTGGAATTTAAGTATCCCCGGTTGAATGCGTGCTATCGCTACAACACGTCCGAAAAGAAAAGCGAAGAGTGCGCGCCAACAGCGTCAAACGCAGCTTACTCAATCGCATGGGAAATGACCGCCGATGACGCAAAGACGCTGCACGCAGAGCTGAAGGCACATTACGAGACGTGCCAAACCAAAGCTCCATTTAGCAAAGTCTTCGGCATGAAAAAGCTCGACAGCGGCAACTATGAGTTTCGCGCTAAGCGCAATGGCACAAACAGCCAAGGCCAACAGAACGAAAAGCCGCGCGTGATCGACGGCATGAAGCAACCGTTGGCAGACACGGCGTTCTGGGGTGGCTCAAAGGGTAGCATCAAGGTCACTGCGTACCCCGTGACAGATCCCGACGGCAACGGTGGCGTCAGCTTGCTTATAGATACCGTGCAAGTCACGCACGCAGTGTACGGAGGCGGCGGTCTAGATGACTTCGATGAGGTGCCGACAACGATGTCTGGCGGCGTTGATGAAGCTCTCGATGACTTTGGGCCAGCCGCTGCGCCAGCACCGCAGGCAGCACCAGCGCCAGCTGAGCTAGAGGATGAAATCCCATTCTAAGCAAAAGAAAACCCCCGGCAGTTGGGACGCTGCCGGGGGTAACAGTGAAAGCGAACCCACGATTGGATGGAGAAAGGTCCGAACATGCACAGACTAACAAAGACAAGCGAAGTTGGCAAGAAACACATGCTGATTGCAGCTGGTGCGCGCGACACTCGCATCAATGAAGCTGGGTCACAATACGACGGCATCACGATAGCCGAAATTGCAAAATTAGTAAGCGAACCGCAGGCGACCGAAAAGGCCGACGCAAAGTTTTTCATCCCGTCAACTTACCGCGAGCACGACGGCAGAAGTCACGCCGCCCAGCGTGAGCGCGGCGAATATTGGATGCTGGCCATTGACGTTGACGAGGGTGACCCATCGCTGACCGAAGTGAAGACCGCCGTTGAGCGTGTCACAGGCAACGCATCCGCACTCATCTATTCGTCATCCGGGGCCAGCGAAGACAATCGCAAGTGGCGCGCACTCATACCGTTGTCAGAGCCGATCAGCGGTGAAGACTACGTTGACGCACAGCTCGCACTCTTTGATCTAATGCAGCAGGAAGGCATCACATGCGACGCCGCACTCTCACGCACTGGTCAGCCGATCTACCTGCCAAACGTGCCACCAGCGCGCAGAGATAACTTAGGCCAGCCGCAGTTTTACCACGGCCTGCGCAATCGCGGCGAGGGCTTACTTATCCCAGCCGAGAGCAAAATCTGGGCAAACCTAGAGTTCCGCCGGAAAAATGAAGCTATCGCAGCAGAACGAGCCGCCGCCGAGCGCCAGCTGCGCGCACAGCAGCGCGAAGAAAAGCGAAAAGATTTTGATGACGTTGATCCAGTTGCCGAGTTCAACCGTAACCATACAATAGCTGACATGATGCTGCGCCACGGTTACGAGAAGCTAGGCCGATCAGATAGCTACCGCTCACCCATGCAGACATCTGGCTCGCACGCCACCAAAGATTTCGGCACACACTGGGTCAGCCTGTCAGGCTCAGACCGAGCGGCAGGCATCGGCCAAACCAGCGCTGAGTTTTGCTGGGGTGATGCCTTCGACCTCTACTGTTACTTCGAACATGACAACGATATGCGAGCCGCCGTGCGCACTTACGCCGCCGAGCTGCGACCCAGCAAGTTTGATGAGGTCAATCAGCAGCTGCCCGAGCCAGACGATGGGCTGGATGACTTCGACACTATACCCGACCCCGAGATTGAGCCTGAGAGCCAACCTGAGCCTGCACCCAAGCTCGAATGGCCAACACCCGTCGGAACTATTGACGAAGCAAGTTTACCGCGCAGGCGGTGGATTTACGGGCATCACCACATTCGCGGCTTTGTTAGCGTCACGGCATCTGCCGGTGGTATCGGCAAGACTTCGCTCACAATGGTTGAGGCGCTAGCTGTGGTGACTGGGCGGCCATTGCTGGGTGAGAAGGTGCATGAGGCAACAAATGTTTGGATCGTCAATTTAGAGGACGATATGACGGAAATGCAAATCAGGCTGGCCGCCGCCATGAAGCAACACAACGTCACGCACCCAGAAATCGCCGGCAAACTATTCATGGACGCCGAAGACACAATCGGCATCACGCTTGCTGCGGAAACAAGAGATGGCATAGAGACCAATGACGCTTTCCTCAGTCACATGCGAGACAAGATCAAGGCAAACAACATCGGCCTCGTCATCATCGACCCATTTATCTCGACGCACGAAGTCAACGAAAACTCCAATATGAGTGTGCAGAAGGTTGTCGCCATGCTACGCCAGCTGGCCAGAGAGGCTGGCTGTGCCGTGCATGTGGTTCACCATGTGCGTAAGGGCAACGGAGAGGACGCCGACATTGACTCGGTGCGCGGCGCAGGTTCACTGATTGGCGCAGCTAGAGCCGCCAGAGTTGTCAACAAAGTAAAGTTTGAGGACGCAGTGGCGCTCGGTGTGCCAGAAGCCAACGCGACGGGCGTTTTCCGAGTGGACGATGGCAAAGCTAATCTTTCGGCACCATTACCGGCTGACAAAGCAATCTACCGCCGCATGGTCAGCACGCAGCTAGACAACGGAGAATACGTCGGCGTGGCCGTTGAGTTTAAGCTGCCCGATCAGTGGGCGGGCATGACAACCCGTGTGGTCAACAATATGCTGGACCTGATCGACAAAGGCCCAGAGGACGGCGAGAAGTATTCTATCAGGCCGCAGGACAAGCAACGCTGGGTCGGCGCAGTCATCACAAACTACAGGTTCTCAGACCTAGACCACACAAAGTCAGCAGGGCAGGCAAAGACAATCCTGCGCCAGTGGAATGACGAAGGCTTACTGGAGGAAATTGTCTATCACAGCCCAAGCCAGCGCAGGGAGCGCAAAGGCATCGTGTCAACGGGCAGAGTTGGGGAGATGAACTGATGAGACATGACCAATGGAGACGTGAGTGGAGCGGAAACTATGACGATTGCTTCTACAGGTACAACGACGGCGAAGAGGAGCAAAACGCAATGGAGTTCGCCAGCTTTGCAAACGAAAACCCAAATATAAATTTCTACTGGCCAAACTACGATAACGCGCCGTGGCACTTGCAGTGCATAATAGAGATAAAAGGCGAGGCCACAGAGCTTAACTTCTGGCCACATAAGTCAAAGGGCCAGTTTAAATATGAGAAAGCCATTGAGCCTCTGGGTAAGTTTATTGAGGAAGTGAACAGCAGGCTGCAAGCCAACGAAGAGGACGATTTCGATGTTATCGAGTAGTGCGTCAGTGGAAAATTTCAGTGACGCATGTGTGACGCGCAGTGACGCATTGCTGAAATTCGGTCAATTTGTGGGTGATTCGGAAATCTCGCAAACCCCTTATTTATATAGTGCGTCAGTGGATTTGCTGAATTTTCCTACGGAAAATTTACCTCCAGTGACGCACTTTGTCAAGGCGCAGGTCTTAAAAAGAGTTCGCCAAAGCGAACACTCTCTTTTTTTGAGACGACCAGCAGCTCCACTGTCCCGCCTTCCTTCGCTGGCGCGAAGTCGGGCCAGAGGCGCAGCTTTGCGTCCTAACGCCAGCTGGCAGGGTTGGCAGGGTTATCAGAGTTTACGGGAGTTGAGCCACAATGGCTAAAAAAGCAAAACCAAAGTCGGATAAGGCTAAAGCAGCGATGGCCAATCGTGGCACGTTTGAAAGCAAGCATACTGACTATGACAAGCCGATCCACTACAAGGTAGCAGCAGCGGTCGAGCCGTTTACCTTCGCGTCAGCAGCGGCCAGCAAGGTGTGGGGCGATACGTTGGTTAATTATGTGCCGCCGGCATACGCGCTGAGATACCGTGAGCTGAAGGGTGAGCTGGACGCAGCAATGGTTGCAGACGATTACACACTGTGCGCACAGTTGGCCACAAGCCTGATTAAAGCGCTCAAGGTGATGAACGTGAAGGCAAGGCAGGATGGCCATGAGCCGCCAAAGGTTGACGGGCATATAGCCGAGTTTAAGGGGAAGACGTATTGTTTCCTCGCCAGCGGTGATTTAGCGGCTGTCCGGCGCAAGTATCCAACGTGGGCCGTGTATCATATCAGCGAGGTCTGCGCAGTCATGAGCGTGCGCACAGATGAAATGGTGGCGGCTGTGACAAAAGAGTTTGCCGGGGCAAGGATTATAGATGTCCGGGCGTTTGATGATGAGATTAACTTTGAACCAACAGGAGAGTGAAATGACGCAGAAGAATGTACGCACAGCGGTGCTAGAGGAAGCTATCGGGCTGATTAACGGACCGCGTCAAGCGCACTACGGTACGCCGCAGGAGAACTTTGGAGCAACGTCGCATATGTGGTCAGCATATCTGGGCATCAAGGTATCGCCGGGAGACGTGTGTAGGCTGATGGCGCTGCTGAAGCTGGCAAGGCTGCGGAATGGGCCGCATCACGATAGCAGCTGCGATGGCGCTGCATACTTGGCGCTGGGCTGCGAGCTGGATGAGGGCATGCTTGACGTGCCAATGCAGCAGCCTTAACGTGAGCATCAGGCAGCGCATCCTCCCGCGCTGTCCAACTGACCCTCGACGGTTTTCATCCAGTTTGTCCGTCGGGGGTCTTTTTACGCAGAAGGGTGGCGGCATGTCTCACCGAATTAGAATGAGCCTCGACATAGCTTGCGAAGACGATGACGCTGCGGAGGCAGAGCTTACATGGCTGGCCGAGTACGTTGAAGAGCGGCTCAATCATGGGGCCGACATGCAACGCATCGTGCAAGCAATGGTGGAGGCTCTGGTTGAGCTTGGCGACGCTGGTGAGCTGATGGCTGGGATGAACGATACCATACACTGAGAAGGGCTGTGAGCGCGTGTCAGATGGTGTTGGAGCGCTCTGCGACACTGGTTGGCAACGACGCGCCGGGTGCGCTCGCTTAATTGAACGCTTGTTCAATTACAAGTCCTCAATACTACATGTTGTGTTTGCTAGTGCCGGCGCAGTTAACAATAACGCCGAAACAAGCTAAGTCATTGTAAACATTGAGGGCGTGACTTTACATATGACTGATTATGGCATTTTTCTGTTAAACGACACTCAAATACCCCCCCCGGTCAACTTTTCGACGGGGGAGTGCGTGTGTAGTTTCCCGCACACACGCTCGCAAAAAAAATGTTGACCACCTATCTCAAAACAATTAACTGTTAAGCGACACTAGATGGAGGATATGTCAAAATGTGCAGAGTTTGTGAACGGGAAGACATCATGGCGCGGGGCTTGTGTTCGGCGTGTTATATGCGTGCGCGCCGCATCCAGCGGAATGGTGGCTTGGAGTTCCGCCGTCCACGCGGTGAGGGCGAGGCTCTAGCGCTGGCTAATAGGCACCTCTGGCTGCATAGGTTTACGAGCAAGATTGACGCAACTGGCGACGGCTGCCATGAGTGGACGGGCGGCAAGACGAAAGGTGGCTATGGTATGTTTAATGCTTTGGACCGTTCGATCTTGGCGCATCGCATGGTTTACCGCCTCGCTGGCAATGGCCTGCATGATGTCGTGATGCACACTTGTGACAACCCGAGTTGCTGCAATGTGGCTCACCTTCGCGGCGGAAGTCACAAGGACAACATGGCTGACATGGATGCGAAGGGTCGGCGTCGGCCCGGACGCGCTGACCACTTGCGTGATCGGTCGAGCCACCCTCGTGCGCGTGCAGTCGTTACGCCGCTGGGCGAGTTTCCTTCTGCTGCGTTGGCTGCCGATGCGCATGGCGTTGCCGCTGGCACGATCCAGCGCAAGTGCCGCGACGGCGTTGCGGGCTTTGGTTATAGGTAGCCCCCCCCCGGCCCCCTCTTGCCAACCTATGCTCACTCAGAGTAAAATTTAAAAAAACGGGAGTTACCACAATGGCTGGGAAGGCTTTACGCAAACGCATTTTAGCTGAGGTCGCCAAGAATGGCGGCGCTGAGTATATATTTGATCGGCTATCATCTGGCACCACGGTGACGGCGATGGCTAGGGAGTTTGAGTGCAGCCGGGAGTATTTGCGCAACAGTTTGCATACTGTGCCGGAGTACAAGGCGGCGATGGAGAGTGCGAAGTTGACTGCTGCTGATGCGTTGGTTGAGCAGGGTTTGGAGATGGTTGACGCGCTAGATGGCGGCAGCTCAACGCAAGAGATTGCTGCGACGCGTGAGAAGGTGCAGTGGCGCAAGTTTATGGCTGGCTCGTATAATCAGGAGCGCTACGGTAACCGGCCTCAGACCAATGTTACGATTAGTGTGAGCGATATGCACTTGGACGCGCTGAGGAAGGTCAATGCTGACTTGGCGCAGATTGATGCTGAGGATCGCCAGCGTGAGGCGTCGGCCATTGAGGCTGACTATGAGGATGTGACGGATGAGTGAAGCTAACCCGCTAGAAGAGTTTGTGCTGCGTTATCGTGATGACCCAGCTTTGTTTGTGCAGGAGGTGTTGGGTGCGACGCCGCATGATTATCAGGCTGAGTTTCTGCGCGCTGTTGCTGACGGTGAGCGCAAGGTTAGCATCCGCAGTGGCCACGGCACGGGTAAGTCAACGTCGGCTAGTTGGATCATGCTTTGGTTTGTTTTGTTGCGCTTTCCGAATAAGGTTGTTGTGACTGCGCCGACCAGTGGTCAGCTGTTTGATGCGTTGTTTGCGGAGTTGAAGCGTTGGATTAACGAGCTGCCGCCGCAGTTGAAGGTGTTGCTGACGGTTAAGTCTGATCGAGTTGAGTTGAACGCAGCGCCGAGTGAGGCGTTTATTTCTGCTCGGACTAGCCGGGCTGAGACGCCGGAGGCGTTGGCTGGGGTTCACTCGGAGAATGTGCTGTTGGTTGTGGATGAAGCCTCGGGTGTGCCTGAGAAGGTGTTTGAGGCGGCCGCTGGTTCGATGTCTGGCCACGCGGCAACGACGATCTTGCTGAGCAACCCTACGCGCTCCAGCGGTACGTTTTACGAAAGTCAGACGCGGATGGCTGACAGCTGGTGGACACGGCGTTGGTCGTGCATCGACAGCCCGTTGGTTAGCGATGAGTTTGTTGACGAGATGCGTGCCAGATATGGGGAGGAGTCAAACGCGTTCAGGATTCGCGTGCTTGGTGAGTTCCCGATGGCGGATGATGACACGATTATTCCGTTTCACTTGGCTGAGAGTGCAATTCATCGCGATATTGAGGTTACGCCGGATGAGAAGCCGATCTGGGGTTTGGACGTTGCGCGCTTTGGTACGGATAAGACGGCTTTGTGCAAGCGATATGGCAATGTTGTGACTGAGATTACCAGCTGGCAGGGGTTGGACTTGATGCAGACTGTTGGCCGGGTGATGGCTGAGTTTGAGGGCTTGCCGCCCAGCGCTCGTCCGAAAGAGATATTGGTTGACAGCATTGGCGTTGGTGGCGGCGTTGTTGATAGATTGCGTGAACTTGGTGCGCCTGTGCGTGGGATTAATGTCGGCGAGGCTCCGGCTATGGGTAAGACGCATATGAACTTGCGCAGTGAGCTTTGGTTTAAGACGAAGGGTTGGCTTGAGGATCGGTCGTGCAAGTTGCCGAACAACGATCAACTGTTGGCGGAGTTGACGGCGATTAGGTACAGCTTCACGTCATCTGGCAAGATGAAGGCTGAGAGCAAGGATGAGATGCGCAAGCGTGGGTTGAAGTCACCTGACCTTGCAGATGCGTTGTGTTTGACGATGGCCAGCGATGCTGCGACTGCATTGTCTGGATCTATGTCAACGTGGAGGCAGTCACTCAAGCGTAATTTGAAAGGTATTGCATGAAGCCAGTTCCGTTCCATAAGCTGTCACCTAGGATGAAGAATATCCGTATGAATCAATGGATTAAGACTTACATCGGCAAAGGTTTGAGTTTAGAGGAGGCGCAGTTTGCGGCCCGCTGGCGCGCTGGCCATTGGAAGCTGTCTTCCCGCATGGAAAAGATTATGGATGATTTGGGTGAACTGTGATATTGCGGGGAGTACACCCTGCATGGCCTTTGTCAAACAAATGTGCTAATGTGCAGAAAATCTAGAGGATGATGACATGACACCATGTAAAGGTTGCCCCACCCCCGCCGGATGCAAACGTGCTGGGACTTGCCTGTC